GCAAGAACTATTGGTGGTGTATCATTTAATGGATCAGCGAATATAAACCTTGCTGGTGTTAATGCAACTGGTAATCAAAACACATCTGGTTCAGCAGCCACTTTAACAACTGCAAGGACTATTGGTGGAACATCATTTAATGGTAGTGCTAATATTGCAGTAGATTTATCGGCAACTGCAACTGCATTAGCAACTGCAAGAACTATCGGTGGTACATCTTTCAATGGTACGGCTAATATTGATGTTGCTTTAGCGGCTGTTGCTACTGCTGTTACAGTAGCAGATGAATCAAGTGATACGACTTGTTTTCCATTATTTACAACTGGTGCGACAGGCGAATTGCCGCCAAAGAGTGGTTCTAATCTTACCTTTAATTCTAGCTCAGGTACGTTAACTGTTGTCAACCTTGCCGCATCGGGAACAGTTGATGGTCGTGACGTTGCCGCCGATGGTACTAAACTAGACGGCATTGAATCAAGTGCTACAGCCGATCAGACAGCCGCACAGATACTAACTGCCCTTAGAACAGTTGATGTCAACGGCACAAGTGGTGTTAATGCTGGTACTTTAGACGGACAAGCGGCTTCTCATTATAGAATTAATGTATATAATGCCGCTGGCAACCTATTAAACTAAGCTAAATAGAATGGAGAGGGAATAATATCTCTCTCCTATTACACCAGAAGGATTATTTTTAATGGCTATTGTTACAAGCAGAGTACAATTACAAGACCATGCTCTTCGTAGGCTAGGTGCTCCTGTCATTGAAATTAACGTAGACGAGGATCAAATAGACGATCGTATAGACGACGCTCTACAGTATTATGCAGAGTTTCATTCTGATGCAGTATCAAGAGGTTTTCATGTTCATTTAATGACTGCTACAGACATTACAAACGAATATATAACTTTACCTACCAATATATTGTATGTTATAAAAGCATTACCAATACAAACTGGTGCATCAGTTTCAAGAAACTTTTTTAGTATTAAATATCAATTGATGCTACAAGATGTGGCAAACCAAGGTAGCTTTATAGGTGATCTTGGTTACTTCACACAGATGCAACAATATCTATCTTTACTAGAAAGTCAATTGACTGGCACGCCACAAGTAAATTTCCGTAGACATCAGAATCGTCTAAAGTGGTTTAGTAACATGAATGATAAATCTATTAAAGCTGGTGATTACGTAGTTCTTGAAACAGACAACATAATCAATCCAGAAACTTTCACATCAGTCTATAATGATATGTTTGTAAAAGACTTCACCACACAGTTGATAAAACAACAATGGGGTGCAAATCTAATTAAGTTTGAAGGTATGCAACTTCCAGGCGGTGTTCTTCTTAATGGTAGACAATTGTATGACGATGCTACTGCCGAGATTGCAACACTAAAAGAAACAATGCGACTAGAACACGAATTTCCACCAGATTTCTTTGTAGGATAATATGGCAACCAATGCATACTTCAATGTCGGCGTTAAAAGCGAACAGACATTATATGAAGACATAATAATTGAGTCTCTACAAATGTATGGTCAAGACGTTTTCTATATTCCTCGTGAATTAGTAAACGAAGATCGTATATTTGGTGACGACTCTGTTTCTAAATTTAAAAAATCTCATAAGATTGAAATGTATATTGAGAACCTAGAAGGTTTTGATGGTGAAAGAGACTTGTTTTCAAAATTCGGTGTTGAGATAAGAGACGAAGCAACGTTTATTGTTGCACGACGTCGCTTTGATCAATTAGTCGGTAAGAATGATATTGCTTTCTATAGACCTAGAGAAGGTGATTTAATACATTTGCCTATGTCAAACTCTACTTTTGAAATTCAAAAGGTCGAAGACGAATCGCCTTTTTATCAGCTTAAGAATCTACCAACATTTAAAATGCGTTGTTCTCTATTCGAATACAATGATGAAGATTTTGATACAGGTGTCAAAGCTATTGATGATATTGAAAAGCATAGTGCCTATCAAATGGATCTTACATTACATCAAGATTCATCAAGCGCAACTTTGTTCCAAGTTGGCGAAAACGTTTCACAGACACTTGACAGTGACCTTGGAATATTTATGAGGGGTGAAGTCGTCGCATTTGCACCAGCGGCTAACTTTGCTTCTGATTCTGATAGCGTGTTATCTTTGGCTCACATTGGTTCTACAGATGGTAAGTTCCGTGAATTCCTTGACTCTGGAACAATCACAGGTCTAACATCGGGTGCAAAAGGTGTCGTACAGGCTAGTGGTGTTGTAGAGGATAATAGAATTTCTGACGATGAACAAAATGCTGATTTTAAAACCATAGCTGGTGGCTTCTTAGACTTCTCTGAAAGCAACCCATTTGGTGACGTGGAGACTTAAATAATGTTTGGTACATATTTCTATCATCAAAGAATTCGTAAATCAGTTGCCGTGTTTGGCAGTCTGTTTAATAACTTACATGTGTTACGTAAGAACTCTGCTGGCGCAGTAATAAGTCAAGTTAAAGTACCATTGACATATGCGCCTAAACGTGATTTTATTGAACGTCTTAGATCACAGACTAATGGTGAAGATGCTGAAAGACAATTGGCTATCAAACTTCCTCGCATATCATTCGAGATTGTTAATATTGTTTATGATCCAGTCAGACAATTAAGTAAGGTCAATCAGTTTAACACTACAGGCACTAGTGTTTACGATAGAAACAAAGTTAAAACACCAGTACCTTATAATATAAACTTTCAATTAAACATCTATGCAAAGTCTCAAGATGATGCGTTACAAATAGTTGAACAGATTGTTCCTTACTTTGCTCCACAATATACTTTAACAATAAAGCCTATTGCAGGTGAAGATATATTAGAAGACAGCCCTATTTCTTTGCAGAGTGTTTCATTCACAGACGACTATGAAGGTGCTTTAGAGCAAAGACGTAGTATTCTTTACACTTTAGACTTTGAAATGAAAATTAATTTCTATGGTCCTGTTACAACTGGTAAGATTATACGTCAAGCAGACATGAAATTACACACTATAAATAGTGGTATAAAAGACTCTGATGAGTTAGTTTCAACAATCAGAGTGATACCTAACCCAGCATCCGCAAGTCCAGATAGTGATTATGGATTTACGACAACATTCTATGGAGCTTTAGATAGCGCATGATTGATTCATCTGATAATGTAGATAATGATTTTGAGTATGCAAGACAAACTTACCACGACATCCTAGTAAAAGGTTCAGCGGCCTTAGAAGATATGATCGAAGTTGCAAGATCAACAGAACACCCTCGCGCATTTGAAGTGCTTTCTGGCCTAATGAAAACAATGGCAGATGTCAATGGTAATCTATTAGATTTACACAAAAAGAAAAAAGATATTAAGAAGGAAGATCCTTCTGATATTCCAGCTGGTGGCATCACTAATAATTTATTAGTTGGGTCTACTGTAGAGATACAAAAAATGCTATCAGACTTACAGAAAAAAGAGGGTGACGTCATAGACGTACTACCAGACAAGGATTAATAATGGCTATTGTGATGGATACGAGTAAAAGTTATAATGGTAATAGACAAGTTAAAGCCGATAACGTTGTACAAGAATGGTCTGAATGGCAAGTCAAAGAGTATGCTAAGTGCATGCACGATGCTTCTTACTTTGCAAGAACATACTGTAAGGTTATCAGCTTAGATAGAGGGCTTGTTCCATTTGATTTGTATCCTTATCAAGAGCAAATGTTTAGTCACTTTCAAAATAATAGATTTTCTATTGTGCTTGCTTGTAGACAGTCTGGAAAATCAATAAGTTCTGTTGCTTACTTATTGTGGTATGCAATATTCCATGCCGAGAAAACTGTTGCTGTTTTAGCAAACAAGGGTGCTACTGCGCGTGAAATGTTGGCAAGAGTTACTTTGATGCTAGAGAACTTACCTTTCTTTTTACAACCAGGCACAAAGGCTTTAAATAAAGGTTCTTTAGAATTTTCTAATCTAAGCAGAATTATTGCAGCCGCAACTAGTGGTAGCTCAATTCGTGGTATGTCTGTTAACCTATTGTACTTAGACGAGTTTGCATTTGTTGAACGTGCGGCAGAATTTTACACGTCTACATATCCAGTTGTTTCATCTGGTAAGGACACAAAGATTATTATCACTTCTACTGCTAATGGTATAGGTAACATGTTCCATAAAATTTGGGAAGGTGCTATGCAAAACACAAGTGAATTTGTGCCATTCAGAGTTGATTGGTGGGACGTTCCTGGTCGTGATGAAAAATGGAAAGACAAGACTATTGGTAATACAAGCCAATTACAATTTGATCAAGAATTTGGTAACACTTTCTTTGGCACAGGCGCAACTTTAATTTCAGCAGAACATTTATTACGACAAAAAGCCAAACCTCATGTACAAGTGTTAGAAGGCGGTAGTTTTTTAATGTATGAAAATCCTGATCCCAAACATAGCTACATAATGTTAGTTGATGTTGCGAGAGGTAGAGGATTGGACTATAGCACGTTTAACTTGATCGATATTAGCCAAAGACCTTTTAAGCAGGTTGCTGTGTATCGCTGTAATACTATCTCACCAATCCTCTACCCTACAATTATTTATAAGTATGCAAATCTCTACAATGAGGCTTATACTATTATTGAAGCTAATGATCAAGGATCGCTGGTTTGTAACGGCCTATATAATGATTTAGAGTACGAAAACCTTCACATGGATTCTCTTATAAGAGCTGATCGTATTGGTGTAGAGATGACTAGGAAAACAAAACGTATTGGGTGTTCTGCCATTAAAGACATTATTGAACATGGCAAGTTAGATATTGTAGACCCTCAGACTATATTAGAGATGTCCACGTTTGTAGCCAAAGGTGCATCATACGAAGCATCAGAAGGAAACCATGACGACTTAATGATGAACCTAGTGTTGTTTGGATATTTTGCCGTGGGTAATAACTTTGAAGAACTGACTGATGTTAATCTAAAAGAAATGATGTTTGAACAACGTATGAAAGAGATTGAAAACGATTTAGTGCCATTCGGGTTTATAAACGATGGTCAAGACGACGAAAGTAATATACTAGAAGAAGATATGGGTGTATGGACAGTCGATAAAAACGTTAAGGTAAATATGGGATTTTAAATTATGGACTTACCTGATTCTGGAATGGTCGGTGTTGGTATTTCTGGTGGATTAGATTCATTGGTTTTATTATTTTATATATGTGATATAATATCTCCAAATGTGTCTATCCTTCCTATGCAATCAATTGGTAGTAGAGTTACAAACACTGCATCTATTACCAAAGGTATTTTATCTGATGCAAGAATTAAACATCCAAATCTTAATATAAAAGAAATTGAAGTATTTCATTGGGAAGAGGATGGTATTAATGAACAACATGAAATTCATGGTATTTTTGATAAGAAAATGTATGAAAAGTACAAGGATTTAAAAATAATTATAACTGGCCTTACTGCACTACCTTCATGGAACATTGTTAATACTTGGGGTAGTATGTACAAAGATGAAAGAAGAGTCAATAAGACTAATACTATCTATCAAGTACATCATGCAACTGGTGCAAAAACCTATAGACCTTTTGCTCATATGGACAAACGAGACATAGCTCTTTTGTTTAAGCAATTAGATTTACCTGAAAGGTATATTAAAGAGAGTTGGTCTTGTACGTATTATGCTGAGAGAACTAATAATTACACAGAACCATGTAAAATATGCTATCATTGTCAGGAGAAGAAATGGGCATTTGGACAATATTAAAATGTTATAAATACACATAATGATAAAGAACTCGTATTATGATAACTTATTAATTAATATCTGAAAAGGATCTATACATGGCAATATTCAGTCCATCAGAATCCCCAGCAATTGTAGTCAAAGAAGTTGATTTAACTGGCGTAGTGCCAAATGTACAATCGACAACAGGCGCATTTGTAGGTGATTTTAGATGGGGACCAGTTAGAAAAGCTACTCTGATAGACACAGAGGCTAATCTTGCGGCGACATTCGCTTCCCCATCATCTACTAAGGCTGTAGACTTTCTGTCTGCCGCATACTATTTAAAATATTCAAGTTCTCTACAAGTGGTACGAGAAGCTACAGCGCATGCATACAATGCAAACTCCGCAGGGCTAACGTTACTTGTGAGAGAAGAAGAGCACTTTGACTCGTTATCAAGTACGTTTGGTTCTGACTCTGGTGACACAAATGCTGGTGGTTGGATTGCAAGATATCCAGGCGCACTAGGTAACTCTTTAAGAGTTTCTTTATGTCCAGCAGGCTCAGATTCTTCAGGCACATACTTTTCAGTATGGGGTCAAAGAGCGGCTTTCGATTCACCACCAGTAACATCTGCCTATGGATTAGCAAGAAGTGCTGTAAATGACGAAGTACACGTTGCAGTTATAGACGAGGATGGTCTGTTTACAGGAACTCCTGGTACTATATTAGAGCGTTACGCATTTGTCTCTGTTGCATCTGATGCAAAATCTTCAGACGGATCATCTAATTATGTTAAAGACGTAATTAATAGTGCATCTAAATATGTTTACCTTGCAACTTTTGAAGGTACATTAGCTGCACTAACTAATGCTGGCACAGCCGCTCAAGGTACAACGTATCAAGCATCTGCATCTGCTCCAATAACATCTAGTTTAACTGCTGGTGCTGATTCAGCCGCACTTACTGCAAGTAAGTATGGCACAGGTATGGCATTGTTTAGTGACGTTGACACAATTACTGTTGACTTCTTAATCGCTCCTGGTATGTCAGCACAAGGTGATATGACAACTGTTGTTAATAACATGATTGTAATTGCTGGAACTACACGTAAAGATTGTGTCGTAGTAGCATCACCTAACAGAGCTGCAGTTGTGAATGCATCAACACCAGTTGCTACTTCAATTGTAACAACAGACACGTTTACAAGGTCGTCTTACTTGGTTGTTTCAAACAACTATCTTAAAGTATATGACAAGTACAATGACCAATATATCCAAATTCCAGACGCATCTTCGGTTGCAGGTATTATGGCGGC